CCCATCCAGTACTCGACCCATGTGGTCAACTCGTTGTCATTATCCACGACGCCCTCACGCTTTTCCAGCAAGGAATCGTCCATTTCGCCTTTGGTGGTTGTGACCAGCATGTGTGTCCTTATGAGATTCGCACGATTGCGCTGTTGGCATCGGCTGTTGGGAATGCGATTTGAAAAGTGTCGTTGCTGACGGTCTTGTCGGAGCCAAAGTCCAACACAGCCACGGACTTGTTGCCCTCGGTGCTGTTGTAGATCAAAGCCGCACGGGCCGTGAACGTAGCGCCAGTCCAAGACGTGTTGCTGAAGTTGATGTACGCCGTCGGGATGTTGAGCGAGTTGTTACCAGCCGTTGGGCTTGTGCTGATGGTAAGCGTGTTACCGCCAGCGGTGTAGCCCGTGCCAGTCACCTCGTTGGAGGTGCTGTATGCGGTAGTTTCATAGCCCAGATCGGCAGCGGCTGTGTACAAGGCAATCTTGAACGTGTCCGGCGAGGTTGGGCCAAAGTTGTGGACGCCTTGGAGCAGCTCGACTTTGAACGACGTGGTTGCTGTTTGAAGAATGCTCATGACACTTTGATCCTTACTTGACCATCGCGATAAGCATCCATGCGCTGCTTGCCATCACCCAAGTTCTTGAGCAGAGCAATTGCCTGAACGTACATATCGTTGTACACCTTGACCATTTGCTCCTCACCCTTCATGAAGCGGATTGCCTCAACCAGAGCGCCATTGAGCAAGGCAGAGTCAAAGTTCTCACCCAACCAAGTCTCGCCCGCAGTCACGATGGACTCAGGGTAGTAGTAGTAATGCAGCTCAGCGTTGTACGTTGCATCAGGCGTTGGGCCAAGAATGAACGTCAGCTCGTTTACATCATTGGACTGGGGTCCGAAGATGGCGTAGTGTTTGGGCTTACCGGTGGTAGCCGGATTGGGGTATGCCTGACGGATGAAGTTCACATCCTTGTCGAGCAAGAACTCGTAAGCCCCACCCGCTGCGGGGTAGATGGCCAAGGAGTAGACCGACAGAAAATCGTTCGGAGCCGCCAAGTACTTGTTGTTGGCAGTCAGCGTCCCGGTGACGTTCTTGCGCAAGTTGGCCAACTGCACCGTGTTGTAGATTTTCTGCTCCGCCTGCTCCGTGAACATGGCGTACTGATCCTCTGTGAACTCGTTTTCACAGATGTCAGCAATGTTGATCTTCAACTCGGTGTAGTTCATTCAAACCTCACGCCATAGGGCCACGGGCCATGGTGCCCTTCGTGGCCGCGCCAGTACCGCGAATTTTGATGCCGCTGGTCTTGGTGCCCATGCCATCAGGCTTGTTGCTGAACGCGCCCACGGACATATTCACCGTGTCAACACGGCTGTGGTTTGGCTCTTTGCCGGGGTTGGTGGTGGCCTTTACGACCTTGCCATCCATGGTGTGTGGCTTGGCGTAGACGCTGGCAGGACCAACCTCTTTGCCGCCTTTTTTCATGCTGAATTTGGCCATGATGGCTCCTTTACGATGTTGAGATTGTCACTGTACCGACCTGCGCCGTCAACGCCAAATAGTTCGGCGTCAACAGACTGTCGAAAAACCGAGCCCCGCCAACCGGGTTCCAGCCCCACTGGATGTCCCGAGAGCCGCCAGACAGGTTGCCATTTGCGTTTAAACCCGATGTCACGTATGTTGTGTCTCTGCGGGGGTTACGAAGGGCTTGCGGATCATCGACCGGGAACATACCAAGCTGCAATTGTGGCTGATCTGGGTCCCAGCATTCCGGGCACACCAGAAGCTCGTACTTCTTGGTCTTAATGATCTCGGTCTTGAGTTTGCTGAGCCGATACTGCTGCCCGCAGCGATCACACTCCGCAATCGCTTTCTTGCCGGATGCGAAGCGATTACTCATTTACGTACCGCTCCCAAGGTATTGGCGACGTGGCACAAAGCGAACTGCTGCCTTCTCGCGGTCTTCAGAGCTGGCCAAGTCCCAAGCCTCGTCATACTGCTGCTTGAGGACACCCAGACGCTCCATAGCACCGGGAATCTTCAGGGCAAGGTGATAAGCCAAGCCAGCCGTCATTGCCTCGTAGAAGCGGAATGGCATGTCCATGGTGTTTACGCCTGTGCCAGCGTCCTGCATACGACGAAGACGCCAATACACAAAAACGTACGGCTGGGAGTTATCAGGCGTAGGCCAAACGGTAATGCGAGGCGTGTCCAGTCTTTCAATCCAGACTTGAATTGGACGAGCTTGCTGCAGCTTGTTTGGGATCGTGGCATAGGTTGAGACACTGATGCGAGTGATGGTCAGATCGGCCTGAGTCGAAGCGCTTCCGGCACCGGTACGGATCACATGCTCCAGCAAGTCCACTGTGTCGGCTGGCAAGTTGTATGTCGCTTGCCCGGGCACCAAGTTAATGGAGCCCTGCTCATACGTGAACATGTTTAAACCACGGTTGGCCCACTGGGCAAACATCAGGTTCAGCGATCTGCTGGCTGTGCGCAGGTCGTAACCCGTGCGCAACTCACCACCGGCACGCTCAAAAGCCTCCTCCACGATCTCCGTGAGGTCCATGTTGAAAGCTGTGGTGCCGGAGGTTGCCATTATCTAAACCCTGCTGTTTTCTTTGCGATGGTCTTGGGCTGTGCTACAAACTGCTTGCCTGCGGCTTTGCCAGCACGCTTGGCTCGGGTTGTTGCGGCGTACTCAGCCGGTGACAGAGATTTTATGGCTTTCTCAGGCAAATACCGCTCCCCCGTCTTACTCGACGGCTTGCCAGACTTGGTGCGCCATTTCTGGTCACCCCAGTCCTTGAGCGATTTCTGAGGGGCTTTCAATCTCTGTACCCTCCGCCAGCGGCCTTGTACTTCTTGGCTACGAGCTGCGCCTTACGGGCTGACCATTGGCCAGCGCCCGTGCCTTGAGTGGCAGCAGCCTTCACCTGAGACACAATCCTCTTGCGCAGCTCAGGTTTGGTGTAATTGCCAGCCGCGTTTACCCTCCCGCCTTCAGCGTACTGCGTGAAGTCGGTGTCATCCCGGCGAGCTTTACGCTTGCCTTTTGGCATCTTTGAGGGGGCAATGGCCCCCATACCACGACTGGCTAGCATGTCAGCACATCCCGCCGCCAGCCATCTTGATCATCTTGCCCTTGGTGTGGGCTTTGGTGACACAGCCATCGGCGCGAGTAACGCCGCCACTGGCGTACTTCTTTGGCTTTTTGGGCTTGGAGGCCGAGCCGCCATCGATGTCCTGTGGAGGAGGAAGGCCTGAGTCTTCTGTGTAAACACCATCTTTGATGCCGCGAGGTTTCTTTTCCATTTCGTCGTTCATGTCAGCTCCTTAACAAATTTTGCAACGGGTTTTGCCGCGAGTAGCGATGCCATCTGCACGTTTGGATGCAGGAGTGACAGAGCCTCCAGAGGCCATCTTCTTCATGACAGGCTTCGATTTTACGGAGCCGCCGCGTTTAAAGTTGTCAGCCATGTTTTTAGGGCCAGACAGCCAAGCATTTGGGTTTAAAGTTTTTCCGGCACGCTCTTTTGCGGCAATAGCTTTTTCTGCGGCAGAAGCTGAATAATCTTTAAGCTCATCAGCTAAATTTCGCTCAATACCTTCCTCGACATCTCTTTTGAGTGCGGCGCGTTTTTTTGCGCCTACTTTAGCTGCCTTGCGAGCGTCATACATCTTTTTTAATTTAAAAAATCCAGCCGCGCCGCCACCAACGCCTGCTGCTGCCAACATATTTGAAATGTTGCGCTCTGCGTCAGACATCTTCTCAACTTTTTCACCGGTAACTGGAGCGTAATCACCTCTTCCGCCGGGAATGTTACCCGGAGTAGCAGCGGTTCTTCCAACAGTCGTGCGTGGAGGGCCTTCGCCTTTCATGCCTCGGCTATTTTTAGCCTCAAGGTCGCGCGGGTCTTGAGGACGTGTGCCTCGAGGCATTTTGGCTTCAAAGTCGCGTGGATTGCCTGAAGCGGACGCAATTGGCTTTTCTGCCTGAACTTTTACACGAGGCCTGCCGCCCGGCTTGGGCGATTCAACCCTTGGTCCAGCGGGAACCGGAATAGGTTCGCGTGCGTTTGCCTCTTCCAATGGATCGCGCTCTGCAACGGAAGCGGCGGAAGCGGCGGGAGCGGCGCGATACGCATCCACGGCCTTCATGGCTGCAGCTTCACTTGCCGCATCGCGGTCAGCCTTGGCGCGGCCAGCGCCAAAGCGGTTGTAGGCCTCAGAGCCTTCTTGGTCGATGTTGCCCATGCGGAGGCGTTCAAAGAAGCCAACCTTCTCATCTTTCGATGCTTCCAGTCCACGGTCTTTGTCAGACATTCCGCCTTCGTTAAAGCGTTTGATCTTCTTTGTCGCCATGACTACTCCTTAGCAGGCCTTGCCGCCACGGGCCATCTTGACCATGGCACCTTTTGTCTTGCCCTTCATGGCAACACCATCCGGCTTAGAGCCAGTTTTTACTGCGCCCATCTTGGTGGTGCCCACCGAACCACCGGCCCTCAAACCAGCGTGAGCCTTAGAAGCAGGTTTGGCTGCATGCTTAGCCAAAGCGGCTGGCATGCCCTTTTTGGCCATGTCGGCTTTAGCCATGCCACGACCTTCTTTTTTCATCATCATGTTTTCGGATTTCATATCGCCACCTTTTGAAAATTTGCGGCCCTTGTCCGCGTTGGAGAACTCTTTTCCCACGGACTGTGGGACGCCTGCTTTCTTGGCAAAGGCCGGGTTATTTGCCACTGCCGCCATGAAATTATGCTGCGCTTTAGTCTTGCTTGGCATCACTTCCCCGCTTGAATAAGCTGGTCAATTTTTGCTTCAAGGCGATTAAAGCGTTGGTCAATGTGGTCAGTAATTCTTTGAACTTCTGCGTTAGTCGTGTAATCACGGGCTATCTCCTCGCGTGTTTTGTTAAGCAGGATGTCAAGCCGCTTGAGTTCATCAAACTTTTCGCGCATGAAGAACCAAACCGCCCCCATTATGAGAGACAGCGCGGCGGACCAAATGGTATTGATGTCCATCTCAGCACTTCCATCTCTTCAAGGCCGCAGCCTTGCGCGTAGGTTGGCCTTTCTCGTCCTTCATGGGGCCGGGCATACCGGACATCCGGGCGCAGAAAGAATCCTTGCGAGGGCCACCTTGGGGCTGTGGAGCCTTTAGGTTGCTGCCCGTCGCAGCGTTGTACTTGGCGCGTCCTTTGGCAGTCAGCCCTGCACCCTTGGAAACAGGCAGCTTCTCGCCGCGACCCACCGCCAAGGATGGGCCTTTCTTCTTGGGTGCAGGTGCTTTAGCCATTGACGACTTTCAGTTGAGGTGTGCAGTACTGCTCGATCAGCGGCATCAGCACAGACTCTTTGAAGCTGCGGTGATATTCCTGAGAGCCAACGTGCGGCAGGGTGATCTCTGGGTCAACGAAAACCGTGAAGCCGTCTGCGCGAGCACGCTTGCAGAAGGTGTAGTCCTCGCCAATGTACTGGCCGTTTGCCAGCTCAAAGTCGAACAAGCAGAACTCGTCTCGGTTGTAGAAGTCGTTGAAGTACTTCCACTCGGGGTGGTTCTGGATCATCTTTTCGATTACATGACGCTGGATCATCATGAAGCCGGTGGCCACGTTCTCAACCCGAAGCATCCCGTGAGCATCAAACTCAAGAGTGTTGTTCTGGTCCTTGTAGATGTCCAAGAAGAACTTGCGATCCTCTGCGCGGCGGGTGTACATGCCAGCCGTGATGTCCTTGCCGGTGCTCAGCGCCAGCAGTCGGAGCACAGAGTCTGCGTCCACCACAATGTCGGCATCCACAAACAGCATGTCTGTGCAGTCCGACTCAAGGAAGTTGGCCACCAAGACGTTGCGGGCCTTGGTGATAAGAGAGCAGCCCGACAGGTGCGATAGCTGAACCTGAACGCCGTACTTCGATGCCTTGACCACGAGATCGGCCAAAGCAAACGAGGTCTTGATGTTCAGTTTGCCATCGTACGCAGGGATCGCAATCATCAGTTTGCGACCTGCAATGTCCATCGGGCGTGCTTCTTCAGCCATAAAACACCGTCACCTTTGCGTTTGACAAAGTAGCGTAGGCACTGGTCAAGCACAGAACGCCCTCTGCCGGGATCAAGACGTTGAAAGTCTCACCGTTGGCAGTGGTGTTGATGGTAAACAGCGTTGTGCCGCTGGAGCCGCCATCCTTGAGGATCACGCTGCCAGCAGATGCACCGGGCTCGATAACCATGCTGCGCACGCGAGTGCGAGTGTCCGTGACGGCACCAGAAGCCGCCAGCGAAATCGCTTTTACGT